ATCCTATGATCATAGCGCTACATACTTTATTTAAATTCCAGTCCAAGATCACAATCCAATCATATTACAAAGTCATTGTTACTAACTACATCAGTATATCTATTACATTTCGAAGCTGGCCCCTAATATTTCTTTGATTACACACCCGATTTTCTTTAAACGACATAAACACTAACTACTCCAATACATGACTATCATCAATTAGATGCACCACACCCCGCTTCTGGGAATGCTCTAATTTATCTAGCCATATGGAATACTTAAACAACAACCTATAATACCCTCTGTACCAATCGACCCATCATAGTTTCCTTAATCAACAGCCTTGCCTCAGATCTATTTGCGATAAAGATTACCAAGCACTTCTTCCTTCCAAGCATCGCTGCTGCTGTAGAACTGCTCTGTAATTTTCCAACAAGTGAATCAATGTGGCTCTTAGACGTAATATTCCATAGCATCTTTCTCTTTACCTCTGAAATGTTCTTATCTGCTTCAATTGCTGCAAGAATTGCGTCATCAGCTTCGTCAAAATCACCACGATTCGCTGCTTGTACTAGCGTATTCGTCGATGATCCTAAGACTTTAGCTTTAGCCGCGTTCTCGAACCTTCGTAGATTTAAGCATCTCAATTTAGTTCTCCATGCTGTAGGATTCCTCAATATTCCCTCCGTCGTCATAGTCCTTATTCCAGCGTTAAGATATTTGTTAGCCATTGGAGCAAAAGCTGGAAATGAATGACAAATCATCCTCATAGCTGCAATCCCTGCCTGCATAGAATTAAATCCTTCATTTGTCGATAATCCATACAATGAACTGATTCCAAATCCTCCAAGACCAATAGGAATGAACATTGCGAAAGCTAGTCGATCTAAATCTGCATCACTCCCTTTTGGCATGCCCCATTTCTTTAATGTCTTATATACTTCAAATATGTACTCATAATATGTTAAGAAATGATCAGATCCACTTTGGATAGCACCTCTAGCAGCTGATGCATGTGCTTCAAACTCGCTTATAATCGTTGGAACAGCTACCTCTTGCTTCTTACCTATCCTCATGAATGCCTTAGCTCCTGGAGTGACTTCGATACCATCATAGAATACTCGATTTAGGTATTGCATCATCACTCTGCTAACGAACGTTTTGTCCCAACTAATCTTCTGCCCTGCAAATGCATACACGCGATCAATTACATCTGTAACAATCTGTACATTCTCTCCTGCTTGGTCATTCGCGATATCAATCCTCAAAGCTCCATCATCAATCAACACCTCCAAACTTGCTGCCCCTCTAGTCAGTTCTAATTGCTTTAACTTATATACCGCATATCCCATCAAGTCAGCGTGCGCAGCCGTATTCAATCTTCCATGGAAGCCTTCCAAATCATTGCCAACCATATCGAACTTGTCTTTAACACCAAACTTCTGAAATTCTAATGTAGTCTCCGTGAATACCTTAATTGTACTGTCAAATACTGGTGAACCAAAAACAAGTGACCATGATTTCATTGCTCTCCTCTTAAACTCTGGATTTTGTCTTGGAGAAAACTTGTCTAAGTCAAATGCGAACATAGTAGCTGTATGGCCAATCATGAACTGAGGAGTACCTGACAATAACGCTAATCTCTCAGAGAGATCTTTATCTGATTTACCTTGACTAGATCCTCGTTGATGAGTTACATACGTTGCAATATTCTTCTCTGCTTCAGATAATAATCTCCTTACTTCATCTGTTGCCATAGAAAATGCACGAGATCCAGGTTTCTTTGCTTCCGCCTTTAATGCCAGTAGTATCCATTGTTGATATTTCTCAAATAGATCGCCAGATATAGCCAACTCACTTAACGCTTTCTGACTCATAAAGGATCTGGAAAACAGGAATTTCATGACTTGATTACGCTCTGTTGGTTTAAACTCAGATAGTTCTTTATTGCTGTCTTTATCTTTCGTTGGAGCTATAACCTTATCTTTCACTAGTTCATGTTCACATCCATCATAAGTCCTATACATAAATGTGTCAGCTATATCAATATATTTCATATGCTCAACTTTGATCTTAGTTATAGGAACATTTGGATACGCTGTTAGAAAACTAGGGAACTCTGGATCATCAGTATTTCGAATCTTACCTGGCAAGAAATCATGGACATCAAAGAAGTTAATCAGCCTATTTCTCAAGCAATAGTTCTCAAACTCATCTACATCTGCAACCACCTCAGCTCCTTTTGCGACCCCAAGAACTGCTCTATCACTCACTGGATGAGGATTCTCTGCATAGTCTTCAATTGAATCGACAACACTATGTACACAGAAGTCAGGACATGGAAATATCTTGTTGAACTTTGCCAGCTCTAATGTCTCTTTAACCCCTAGTTCCTCATCATCAATTATCCTCATGTACGCATCTACATCAATGATCTCATCTAGTTTCTCTTTCTTGATCTTTTCAGTTTGGTAATTAACCGCATCGTCATTCAGATCAGAAGCTAACCTAGCTAACATCAGAAATTGGCATACATCAAACGCCCTGCATATCCTGTTACAATTATAGTCTGTTAGATTCGCCATTGATTTTAGTGTTAACTTCATAATTGCCTCGTACTTATCTATCATGAGACTACTCAGTTCCTTCTCATGGAATGCATACTTCGTATAGTATTTTACTAACTTTGCATCACCTTGTAGCATTTGTACTAACCTATCATGATCCTTCTCCAAAATCAATGCCGACTCCTTATCTACCTTGTCATAAAGAATAAGACCACCTCGATATGTAAACACGATCAATCTAGCTCCTTTTTGCGGATACTCTACATATGGTAGTACGGATACATTCTTTGCATCTGCAATTGAGATCTCCTCACGTGCTTTCACTTTCTTCATGACAACAGAATATGCCTTCCTAGCTTCCTCCACATTGAACCCCGAGGCCCCTAACGCTCTCATGGCTCTTATCTCGTTCTTAGTTATTTGGTCCACCCCATCTTTGGTAAGGATCCGCTTGAACTTTGATCCGATGGTACGCTTAACGAGAGCTTCACGTTTCTTTGTAATGATCCGCTGTTTTTGGGAAGTTTTAAGAGTCCAAAGGTACCTGACTGAGTCTGCGATTTCTTCTGCTTTGCACCAAGAGTAGACTTTGCTATGCCCTTCGGAAGAGTCTTTTTCATACCAATCGAGATGTTGTTCCCATCCAACTTGATTGATTCGTGAAGGAGAGGCTGCAAGAGTGAAGACTTTGTTGACAAAGTTAACGGCTTCTTTCGTGTCAAGTTTTTGCTTAGTTTCCCACGTTTCTGTCCGAAATTTAGAGAAGGCCCAGTAGACTGCTCTGATACCTGCATACTTTGTGTTCGTTTGCTCCAATGTGTTTCTGAAACATACTGCGTCTGCTCCTCGTAAATTCTTACGTCCTGCTCTAGCAAACTTTGCCCATTCATCCGGTTTTGCTGCGAAATACTCTGCCGCATTTGCTTCAGCTTTGTCAGGATGACGGTTAGAACAGTTTCCAAAAGAGAAATTAGCGATTCCAGCAAGTTCTTCAGGGAAGATATCGTCATCGGTAAATGGTAGGTTGTTAGCAGCGCTTCGAAGAGGTTCAATGGAATAACAAGGTTGATTCCAGACTGACATGAAGGTCAATTGATCTGCTCTTAGTGATGTGCAATTTAATTAAACTTCTGATGCGCTATGTGGGATCTTGTTGTTCTCTTTCTTCGAATCGATTTGCT